AACGACTTCGTCGTTTGTTAATGAATTCTTTTCCTCTCTTATATTAAATGTCGTTCAATCCACCAGAAGGCATTCTGGACATTGGGAATGCCACACTTCGGGTGGGTAAACTCGAGGTTTCAGAAACCTTGGGTCTAAACCAGGGTCTCCAGAACATCGTTAAGAATAACTTACTCATAACTGAAACTACTTCATATACCACCAACCAGAAGTGGGGTCTCAAGTTACCTACTACGTGGGTCGCTGAATTTGAAGTCAAGGGTCACACGGGGAAATACATCGACTTTAACTTTTACAATGAAAATTCAGCTTCAAACGCTCAAGGGTACAACCTAACTTTTAAGGATACCACGATGACTCTAAGGTATGACGGTGGGAGTGCCCTCGGTGGTGGAGCGGCCACTATCCCCACTATCGTTGGTGCTTTCAGAAAGGTGAATATCTTCTTTGAGAGGGGTGTTATCGCAGTCTCCATAGACGGAACTCGGTACCTGTACCATAAGGAAACAGATGGTTTCAATAACGGTGTCGGCGCCGCCTCACGTGTTGTGAGCGCAACTGGTTCAGCTTTCGTGAATCTTTTCATAGAGGCCAATGCCACCGACTCAGCCTTCAAAAATCTCCGAATCGTCAATGATCGGTTCATTTCAGACAAAACGAGTAACATCGCGTTCGTGGGTGGTAACCTGGGTGTGGGTGTGAACTCCCCCCAAGAAGCCCTCGATATCCGGGGGAACATGCACTTTGAGAGGGTCTCCAACGTCTCGCAAATCAAGGTGAGCTCCAACGTGGTCGCCGAGTATACCGGTCCCCACGATCGACCCCTGCGGAAGTACCCGGATGTGGCTATGACTGTAAACTCAATTGGTGGGTATGTGGCATCAGCCTCATCAAATCAGGGAAATTACGAACCATACGAAGCATTTAATGGTATCCCGAATACTGAATTGGATGCATGGCGTTCCCTGGCCACGTATACCACATCCACCGGTGATTACGGAGTTACCACTCATGGAGTAATGGCGTCGGGAACACAATATTATGGTGAATGGCTTCAAATCAAACTACCCACGAGAGTTAAAATTGAATACATTCACTACTGGCCACAGCCACACCCATCTTTGAATTTGGGGGTAAGGGGTCCTGGCGACGGTGTCTTAGTCGGGAGTAATGATGGAACTACTTGGTATACATTAAAGCGTTTTACAGGTATTAGTCTTACGACTGGACAATATACACAAATTTACACCGACACGAATATGGCTTCGTATTATAACTATTTCCGTTTATTATGTGATAACACAGCTGGGGGTGGTTCATACGACACAGAATTTGCTATAGGTGAATTAGAACTCTACGGCCACGAAGAAGGTGACAGTTCCCTAGACACCACCCTAAAGTCCGTGTATAACGTGCCGGGGACCACGGGGACCCAGTTGGAGGTCTACTATGATGCGAAGGATTTGACGACGATGCCGAGCACCGTGACCGACCTAGCGGGTGGCGACCAAAATGGGGCCGTCACGGGAGCGACTTTAGATGAGACTGGTGGTATTGAATCGTTCAATTTTGATGGTTCAAATGATATTATACAGGGAACATTTTCGGGTCATACAGTTTCGAGTGGATATACGATGGCAACATGGATAAAACCTGGTACCATAGGAGCTGATGATTATATTGCCACTTTTGGGGTGGGAGATACTGGGACATCGATTGGTATAAATTTTGAAACAGCTGGTGGAGTATTTAGAGCTTTTGTATGGGGGGCCCCCGGCGGCGTCGCTCAAACGAGTGATAATGTCGTACATAAAGACCAATGGGTACACGTAGCCGCAACATTCATATCAAGTGGGGGTATCATAAACTTATACATCAATAACAAACTCGCAGCTACGGGAAGTGGTACAACATTATCATCTATTTCTGCTTCTGCACCCCTTGTTTTAGGTGCTCGTAACTATCTTGGAACTATTGAGAGGCACGCCAATTTTAAAATGGCGAACTTCCGCTTTTTCTCGAAGGTCCTCAATGCCGACCAAATCAAGGAACTCTACGACTACCAAAAAGACTATTTCTTGGGGTCCCGTTCCTCCGTGACCCTCTACAAGGGACACCTAGGCATCGGGGTCGCCGAACCCTCGGGCCAATTGGAACTCGCGGGAGATGAAAGGCTCCAACAGTATCCTCCTAGGGCCTTGACGGGCTACGAAACATTAGTGGAGGGCCACGGTGTTTTTAAAGCATATGGCTTCCAACCACATGTAGACTATCCCGCATGGAAGGCCTTTGATGACACCGCGACGAACTACGTGTGGTATTCGGACACTTTAAGTGAATACAATGGCACTGGTGAATATAATGGTTCAACGCGATTAGCGTCAGAAACTGTCAAGGGTGCCTACATAGTTTTAGAAATGCCGTATGAAATCGTTCTAAAACAGATAAAGTTTTGGCAACAAATCAGCGGCGCACATGTATGGGACAGAGGTGTTTATTATGCAAAGTGTAACCCATCAGATGAATGGGCAGCGATCCATAATGTCACTGATAGACCGGCGAATGATACAACCCCTTATGTGGCATATATTACAGATTCCCGTCCGTATAAATATTTTGCTATCGTGATAACGAGGCGTGTGGCCGGCTCCACCGCTGGTGTCAGTATTCGTGATCTCAAATTCTTCGGCACCCCCGGCCCCACGACCCTGGACAAGGGTTCGCTCACGTTAGGGCGGTCCCTCGATGTTCCCCGCATCTCTCGGTACGACGTGGATACGGAAACCCCTAGGCCGGAGAAGTTGGTGGTGGATTTCGATACCACCGTCAATTCCTCACCCACAGATATCTCGGGGCAGGGGAATCATGGGACCCTAGTTGGGGCGACGTATTCGGCAGCGGATAAGGCGTTTAGTTTTACTGGGACGAATGGTAGTAATATAAGGCTGTCAAGTACTACACCTTTCCCGTTAAATACCGACACAGACTTGAGCTTTTCTGTATGGGTTAAGGCAGATGTCGCAACTTCGAGTGCATGGAGAGGAGTCTTCGATTTTGGCAACCGTGGAACTTCAGAACATCTCGGTGTTTATATAGCGGGGTCAACTTCGGCGGCCTCTAATGGACCCAATCAGTTTAATTTCACTTTATGGGGGAATGATTTAATAACGGGTGAAGCTGTTGAAGCAAATAGATGGTATCACCTGGCCGGTGCATACACGGCCGCCACAAAAACGAGACAATTTTACGTAGACGGTATTTTAAAGGGTACAGTCACAACTACCACTGGTATGTTCAGCTCACTTGATCCGGCGAACCCCCCACTCACTCTAGGAACTAATTCAACAACAGGTTACAGTGAAGGTCTTGCTGGTGATATCTCTAACTTCAAACTTTATAAGGCCGCCCTCGAAGCCTCGGAGGTCCAAAAGTTGTACCGGTTGGGCCGAACCGGGCGGTCCATGGTCATCAGCGACACGGCCGTCGGCATCGGGAAAGTCCCTGAAGCCCAATTGGATGTGAGGGGGTCCGGTGGATTTACAGGTGATCTTACAGTGGGTGGAAATATGAATAATTACCAATATTGGTTTCGGGGTAATCGTAATGGTCAGAATACTAATGGGTCGACTACAGGATCGCTATTGGTTATACAATATGATTCAATAGCAGGATCATATACAAGTGCTTGGACCGGTTCCAATGCATACAATTGTCCCGTAGCTGGTGTTTATATGGTACATGGTGGCTTGTTGTGCTTCCCAAATTCTGCGGAAGCGGGTTTTATGTATGTAGAGGTTAGAAGATACAATAGCGCTGGTGCTCAACTTGACGCTGGTTCTGCAAATGACATGCATACACCCTACAGGGACAATGCATATCAATCCTACCATTTTCAACAGACACATTTATGTAATAAAGGTGATAGATTGCAAATAATCCTTCGGGGAAATGTTACGGACGCACACCTCGACCTTCATAGTGGTTGGGGCCCACTCAGTATCTACAAAATTGGATAATTTAATTATAGTTCTATATTAAATAATGGATCCTTCATTTTTAAAAGCTACGATGGATGTTAGCGCGGTTATAAGGTCATACGACGTGGTCCCACCCGAATGGCATTCAAGTGATACATATGAATCAATAATATTTCCAGAAGGGTATGAAAAACCCTCGAAAGAGGCGTTCGAGGCCAAACTCCGAGAATTTCGTGCAGCTAAACCTGTCAGGGAACTTCGTCTTCAACGAAATACTAAACTGAGTGCTACAGACTTCTTAATGGCAGAAGATTATCCATTTCCATCGACTGATATAAAACAAGCATGGAGAACATACAGACAAGCACTCAGAGATTTACCAATTACTTCACCCCCTACTTATGATGAAAATGGCCAATTGGTAGTCACTTGGCCCACAGCCCCAATTTGGCCCGCGAATGTGGTCTAAGTTCCAATCGACACAGTCGATTGTCCCTCCCGTTCTCCCACGAATCCCTCAGATTCGTCGAAGTTTGTTTAGGCTTAAAAATAAAGTCTCACTATATTATAAAATGTCTGGTGGTATTGCCCAACTCGTAGCCGTCGGTGCTCAGGACGTCCACCTCGT